CTCGGGCGGTCTCTCCGTCCTGGTCGAGTCCGAGTACACGGGCGGCATCCTCTACCTCACCGCGGCCATCCGCTTCGGTGCCGCCAAGGGCCGCTCGAACCTCCGCCGCATCAAGTCCGCCTAATAGCGGGCCAAGCGCCGAAGACTGGGGCTCCCTAACGGGGGCCCCTTTTTTTTGACCTCATCCCAAGGTTAAGACGAACATGAGCCTTTACGCAGACGGCACCTTTCTCGACGACGCCAAGCTGATGGTGGCCGACTTCGGGGTGTCCGGGTCGTGCAACGCGGGGGCCATCACCTTCCAGTGCCTGATCTCCGACCCGATGGTGACGCAGTCCTTCCAGGAGGGGGGCTTTGTGGACCGGACCCAGCACTCTGTCCGCATCCCCGCTGCAACGGCCTCCTGGAGCCTCCCAGACGGGTCTAATGGGGCATCGGCGGCCATCGTCGTGGACCAGACCCCCATCGCCTCCCTAGGGATTGGCAAAGTAATTGCCGTAGACGGGAAAAGCCTGCGGATCGTAAGCCAGACCCACAAGCGCCCGAGCGCCTGGGTGACGCTCCAGGTTATCCTGGTCAACCAGTGAGCGTAGAAGTCAGGATTGAGCCTAGGAGCCTAGCTGAGTTTCAGCAGGCCATGACCGAGTACGCTTACGCGTGCCGGCAAACCATCCGGGACGTCGGCCTAAAGAACGCCGCTCTGATGTGCCGCGAGTCCATGATGCTTACCCCTCCGATGGGGGCGGACAAGAATGGCCTGATGGTTCAGGCCCAGAAGTCCGGCGAGAAGGCCATCAACCGGGACGTCCGAAAGATTTTTGCCGCGGCATCATCTCGAAAAGGCATCACTCCCTTGCTGATCCTGACGGAGCGGCTGGCCTACTCTACCAAGTACGGCTCCCCGTCCGAGTTCCGTTCACTTCTGGAAGGCGCATCCAGGACGGCCCTGATGAAGGGCACCCGCATCCTGAAGGCCATCGCCAACGACTACGACGACGAGCGGGCCTTCAAGAAGGCCAAGAATTACTTTGCAAAGTCCTTCACCCGCAAGTCCGAGTATGGCACTATGGGATATGTCCGCGACCTGTATCCCATCCACCAGAATTACCGCGAGCGCATGGGTGGCCGCTTCGTGAAGAATGGTCGACCAGTCTCCCCTATCAGCAATTGGCGAGACAAGGAGATTGTGCAGGAAGACTCCGAGATTTCCGAATACGTGGCAAGTCGTACCCCTTCCGTTGGCAAACTAAAGGCCGGCTGGTTTACGGTTCTTCAGATGTTGCCCAAGCCCTCCTCCCGCGAGGGCAAGACGAACTTCGGCACAGGTGGCATCCCGACCTACATCAAGCGCCACCCTGGGACTGCCGGGTACATGACCCTGCTTGAGTCTGGACCGGAGTTCTCCCTGATCATCGGGAACGGCATCGCCGACAAGAACAAGGTCAGCACCGAGGCGGACGTCAAAAGCACAGTGCTTGGCCTACGCTACAAACAGCTGCGCCTTGACCTCGAACAAAGGTTGAAGAAGGACGCCGACAAGGCGTCAAAGCGTTAACCATCTATGGGCACCTCCTCCATCCGCCACATCGTCGAGGGCAACCTCGTCGCCATGCTTCAGGCCGAAGCGACCTTCAGCGCCGTGAACATCTACCCGGGCGACAGCACGGCCGACGCGGTGATGCCCAAGGTGGTCGTGGTCTGCGACTCGGCCAACACCCCTGCCGGCCTGCCGGACGGCCTGGGCAACTACGACTGCCAGGTCCGCTGCGTCCTGCACGACAACGCCAACGACGTCACCCTGACGACCCACCGGGCCCGGGCAGCCGCCATGGTCGCCACGCTGGCCGACCTTGACGCAATGACCTCCCAGTTCGCCACCCAGGGCGACGCCCTGCTCTACGACGTGACTGTGGTATCGGAGGATCAGGGGCTGGACGAGCAGACGGGGTCGTGGGCCACTGTCCTGCGCCTTTCGGTGGTGTGCGTCCTGGCGCCTTGACCACCTTCCCAAGGTTAAGAACTACCTATGGCTGCTGTACTCAAAGGCGTGACTGTACTCTTCGGGGTGGCCGTTCAGTCGGGCATCTCCAATTTTATCGCCCAGAGCGTCAGCGTCGACAAGGCTTTCGAGCTTAACGACAAGGTGGCCGACGAGACGGGCGTGACCGTAACCCTGCGCTACGACGGCGTGGAGCGGACCGGCACTGTGGAAGGCATCGCCAAGACCTCCGACATGCCGGAGATTGGCGCGGCCATCACCGTCAAGCTGAAGACCGACGTGGGTATCTCCCAAGAGGTCACTGGCTGCATCGAGTCCGTCTCGGAGAAGGGCTCGAACAAGGACTTCGTCCGGGTCAGCATCAAGTTCCGCCAGGTTGACGGGATTGCCTCCTACGTCTAAGGCGTAGCGGCATGGACCGCCGCTTCATTCTAGCGCATACCGACCCTGAGCCCGACGAGGTGCTTGGGTATCGGCTTGCCCCTTTTTGCCTGCGAGACCGGGTAAGGTTGCACGCCATCGAGTCGCCCTTTGTCGAAGGTTCTGCCTTTACGCCGTCTTCCGTCGTGGCCGCCTTGAAGACTTGTGCGGGGCAATCCCTTCGCGAAATCACGATGAAGGACAAGGCCCTGATTGCCAGGATGGACGCTGAACCCGAGTTCCTGGAGAATACCGTGCGGGCATTTACCCAGCGCATGTACATGGAGCACTGGCCGAAGTTTTGGGAGTCCGGCAAGCTGGAGCAGAGGGCCAGCGGGATGCCTTGGGTGCTGGGGCTGGTGGCCAACCTGATCAGCAACGGGGTGCCCGAGGAGCGTGCCTGGACGATGCCCGAGTGTCAGGCCGTATGGCTTTCGACCTGCTTTTCAGGGATGAAGGGGGCAGAGGTCAATCTGCTGACCACGGAGGACGAGGAGGCCATGGCGGCCTTTACGGCTTCCCAAGGTTGAGATGAGCACGGACGTAAACTACAGCATCAAGGGGACGACCGACGTCCCGGAGAAGGTGGACAAGTCGAAGAAGGCCATGTCCGACTTCGAGCGCCAGACCGCGGCCGTGCAAAAGAAGTTCGGAGACTTCGGCAAGGATGTGTTCATGAGTTTCTTCGCCCCGATGGTCCTCCTGCATAGCGCCATCAATTTCGTATCCGCAGCCATCGAGTCCAGGAAGCGCGAGGTCAAGGAAGCCTTGGATTTCGCCAGCACGGCGGAGGCCAAGCTCTACGCCAGCCAGCAGGAAATCGAAGCGGCCCAGCGCCGCAAGGATCAGCTCAAGGCCGAGGAGGACAAGAAGGTTGCCGAAGAGATGAAGCTGCAGGCCCGCATGCAATTCTTTAGGGAAGCTCCTGAGGGCTATGCGATGGTGCAGGAACAACTGGCCTTCAACCAGTCCTTGCGCCAAGGTCCGTACGGGGCAATGGCCATGGGGACTGGAATGAACCCTCAGACAGTCGAGGGCATCGTCGAACAATTGGCCAAGTCCAACGAGAAACTCTCTCCGCAACTTCAGGCCGCCTTCGACAAGTTCTTCGCCGAGACGGCGGCGCAGCGTCCGGTCAAGGAAGGCGCCGGCAACCTGTCGGCCCAGAATGTCGCCGCCCTTTCGAGCAACACCGTTGGCGTCGGCATGAACGCCCAGTTCGACATCCTCAACAAGCAGGTCGCCCTGCAGGAGGACATGGCCAACTCCCTCCGGCAGATCGTGGAGGCCGACCAGGCTCGCATCGGTTTCCAGCCCCAGAAGTATCCCGACTTCGGTGGACCTACGCAGTCCGGCCGCACTCCCCTCCCTCCCCGCTAAAACATGACGACCATCAACAAGGGCAACGACCTGAACACGCCGGTGCTCCAGCCCGGCTACATCGTGGCCGACGACGGGTACCAGGTGCTGACCTGCAAGGCCACCTACAAGAGCAACCACGGCGTGGCGGCCGGCTCTTTTGCTCGCGGGGACTCCTTTGGTCCTGACCCCCGCCTCAAGGCGCACAAAATCAGCATCAGCTACGGGGCAAACGACATCGCCGTCATCACTGTGGACTACATCGGCCTAGAGACCGAGTCCGCCTACTCCCTGCCCAACGTCTCCGGCTCCGCCGCGTTGACCACGGAACCCATCGTCAACCACCCCAAATTCTTCGTGGCCGGCTCGTCTGGCGGCATTGCTGGCCCTGGCCCTTACACCCCTTCGACCATTGTCAGCACCCTGAGGCCCTACGGGCAACCCTTTCAGGGCGACAGCGGCGCCGTCTTCGAGCTCGCGGACGGGGGCAGGTTTTTGGGTTTCTACGAGAAGACCGACCCGATTGCCCGCAAGCTGTACCAGAAGACCGGGTATCTCGCCCCGACCTCGACCATCAACGGCGTGCTATACACCAACAGCTCGACAAACGTGAACACCTTCCTGGGCTACGTCGGCAAGACGATGTACCAGCGCGGCCCGGACGGCTTCGGCTACCTCCTGCCCTCTTACTTCTCCCCGCCCTTCAAGGCGCCTGACGAAGACCCGCAGTGGCTTATCGCCTCGGTCCACTTTGAGGACTACGGCGCCATCTTCAAGATGTCGTACGAGCTGCGCTTCAACCGCGAAGGGTACAGCCGCCTGGTCTACTCTTCGACCAACGTCTGATTATGATCCAGCCCGGCATCGGATACACCACGACCAACGTCGGCGGTGCTGTCACCCTGAACGTCGAGCAGGGCTGGCAATTCTTCGCCGGCCCGAAGCCCTTTGAGGTGTCGGCCTACAAGTCGGGCACGGACTACCTAGTCCGCGTCTACCCCGGCACGATTAACAACATCGAGCCCCAGATGAGCGGGGCGCAG